CATCAAGTCCTTCTACTTTTGATGGTTTAGTCTCAACAACTGGTTTTTGTTTATCTTCTTCTTCCCAAGTTTTTATGATCTCATTGACTTGCTTATCAACATCAGTCATCTCCATATCAACTTTACCTTGAACCCACATAACCCATAACCATTCAATAAAACCTAAAGCAAGATGGTTGATGGGAAACTTTTGCTTCTTTGCCCACTTCTTACTCTTGGTGTACCAGTTCTCTTCACCACCCCATCGATACTCAAACTTATGTTCTATAAGTTTAGGTTCAGCAGTCATTGAAAATCTTTCCTACCTTAGAACCAACATCGGAACCAACTCTACCACCAAGAAGTGATATCCAACCAGCAGACAACCATCCAATATAAGGAATGTTGATTAAGGCAGGCACGAGAGCACCAGCAGCAATACTAGTTCCTGCCATTGCACCTTGAGACCGTGCGCCAGCGTCCGCCCGAATACACTCTTCGCTTTTGGCAAGGGACTTTCCCTCGCCGTCAATGGCACCTCCTATGTTGCGAGTGCCGTCCATAGTGTATTCGTCTGTACGATACTCCCGACGCCTCTCAGTGCCACCACCACCAAACAATCCACCTCTTTTTTGATCCAATTGAAGTGTTCTTTCCGAATTTAAAATAGTAGGATCGTTTGCTTTGTATTCAATTTTATATCCATCCCTAGTTGCCTCTACCTTATAGGAAGAGTAGTCTCCAGATGGGAAATTAATGACAGGATATTTTGGTCTTGCTGCATCTAACAGATGTCCAAGAATTCCGACATGGGCAATGCCAACAACGGCAAACAATGCCAATGAAATAGTCTTTATTGGCGATTTAGACTTGCTCGGTACATGCTCAGTAACATGCTCGGTGACTTCCTCAGTAATCTTAGACTGCCAGAGTGCCATGGTTTTACATACCCTTAATAGATTTATCCAAATCCTTCAACTCAGAGTAATATTTACAAGAATATTCCATAGCAACTGGTTCATCATAAATCATCATTTCTGTGCGGCAGAGTCCGTTGCCGATTTCCATGTGACCAACAATAAACAAAGTGAGTAGCATCATGGTTCTATACCGTAGGCATTACAGGGGGTTCGCCGTCATTTTTAGGTGCGGCAGTTGCAATCTGTAGAGGTGCTTGCTCAATGCGAATGGTTTGAGCGGGTGCAGTTTGTGCTGCGGCAGCAATCAGTTTCTCTAAGTCTGCTTTGGAAACTCCACCAGCACCACCCATCTTCATTGTTCCATCACCAGACTTCTTCGCTGTTTGTACCCCGAAGGTAGCGAGAACTCCAGTAAAGACTGACGCAATAAAAGTAGGATCAAGTTTTTGCTCAGGAATGCCGAGAGCAGCAGGAAGTTTAATATAGGCGAGAGTCAAAATACCACCAGACCAGACCAAGATACCAAGTCTGACCATGGTGCTGATTGCTTCCAAGTGACCTTCATGGTCATCGGCAGCTGCTTTTATTTTTCCAAATAAACCTTTCTTTTTCTCTTCTTCTTTAGAAACTTCTTTTACTTCTTCTGGCATCTAACAAGAGCAAGGCTCTTATATTTAGTTAATATAACCTTCTTTTCTCAACCACTTTTCTGTTAGTGGTGTAGGTGTATAAACTTCCCACATATTACCAGCAGCACATGCCTTGAGTGCTTGGGCAGTCATACCCTCAGTCTTACCTGCCCACTTTGCTTCTGCTTCCCAGGGCACGGCAGACTTGGGATAAGTCTTCTCTACAATATCACGCCAGATTTGAGGAACTTCACTTTCACGATGAATGATAGCAATCATAGAATTCTTGATAGAACCTGCCATACAGTCCTGTGCAGCGTGCCAACCTTCATGACGCATCACAGTCATAAGGACCGATGGACGATGCATGTAAGCATCATTCAGATAGAAGTTATTAGATACAGTATGATAAACCCCACGATGACCAGGAGGGAAATACTTCTCTGGTCCTAGAAAAACCATAACTCCGATTTCATCAAGGGATAGTAGCATCGAATTAAATTCATCAGCGACAAGATCGAAATCAGAACTAGGAAACTCGTTACGAATATCGTCGATACTCTTGATTCGTCGGACATTTTCGGTGCATTCTCGTAACATCATGCAACCCAAAGCTTCCATACTATAGAATCCCTTTTTGAGTTTGGATTCATTTGCTAATGCGGGAATAGCAAGCAAAGATGATCCGATCAAACCAAGTAGTAGTTTTTTCATGCTGTGTAATACGCTTGATAGTATTTAACCAACCCAAAGGTGTTTACATTTCCTTGCGATACCCAGTCGTGGGCACACTCGTAAATTGATTGATTAGAGTATACTGGTTCTCCGTTTTCTTGCAACTCACTACCAAATCTCTTTAACAATAGGTTGAGTGCTTGCTCACGAAGTTTCATTCGTTCGTCAGAATAACGCCAGTCTTCATTCATTTAAACTGCCCCATTCCAGTACCAGAGTTCCAACCACCAGGTCCTGATTGAAAGTTTTCAGACCCACCAGGACTTTGGATTTCTTCCTTCCAAGTGCCCCAATACTTAGAAGCACGTTCATACATTTGTTGATGAATGTTCTGAGGTTCTTTAGACTTTGGTTGCTCTGCTTCTTTCTGCTTCACAACCTCAGCAACCTTTTCTTCGTGAGCAATAACCTTCTCAGTTTTTACTGGTTTAGAAAACCAAGAATCAAAAGGAGTAACGATAGGGGCAACCACTCCAATATATTGCTCTCTAGGTTTCTCAACCTTTTTTGGTTCTTCTTTGATGAACTCACTCTTAGGAATGAATACTTTTTTCAGTTTGTTGATTGCTTTTTTAATCATGACCAGACCAGTTTCTTAGAATAGTTATAAGCGTATTGTTCACGATACCCTTTGATGCCCCAACCTAACCAATAATAAGATGGAACCATGTATTGATGAACAGGTTGTCCAGTACCCTCAAACTCAGGAAGAACTTTTTGAAAATGTGACTCATTTATCATATAACGAGTCTGTCCCTCAAGACTACTAGGATCGCAACCATATTTTTTACAGAAGGAACCTAGACCTCTATACCTAGCATGAGTAGTCCATTGAATAAGTCCATATCCTCCTGCATAACACTTCTCATAAGGGACAATAGCACCTCCCTCACATACATTAGGACGGAAACCAGACTCTGACTTAATATTGCCCATAATCGTTGCAAGGGCATTACGGTCTCTGATTTTTGTACTCTCTTGGAGTTTTTTTAGAACGTACTTTTCGTTGCTGTTACATCCAGGACACTTCCAAGACTTTTCTACGACTTCAATAGGAACTGCCTTACCATTATCAACTTTCACATCTACCATAGCAACTTGTGGTGGTGCTTTGATTTCAGAAATCGATGGATAAGCACATGCTACACCAGTTGTTGCAAGAATTGTAGCAATAATTTTATTAAGCATTAAATTGATTGAACTCGGCATCCGCATAGAGATAAAATCTCTGTCGGCACAAGTTTATGTAGCATAACACTAAACTTGCACTGTGTCAAATCTGTCAGGAAGTGCTGACCCAAACTCTGGAAAATAAGTCCTGAACAAGTGACTTGCTTCGATATGCTGACCTTCATCAGCCAACTTCTTACATTCTTCCAGTATTCTTTTTTTGAAACTGTCTGATGCTCCGTTAGTCATCCGTGTCTCCTAAGTATTCTAGTGAATAGATTTCATGGTCTTCGATTTCTGGATTCAACCACTCATAGAATTCGGATCTAATCGCATGTGCATCTTCTATTGTATCCACAACATTATAAGTAGAAATTTCACAAAGAGTATGTATACGATCTACTGCCCAGTCATGTGTCGCTTTCAGGGTGTCTTCCAAAGTTACCATAATCTTTTCGCATGTAGCGTCCAAGGATGTTGCTATTGTAGTACGCTGGACTGCCGTCGTCAAGTGCCTCAGATAAGACATTATTTAAGAATAACTGCTTAGTCTCTTCAAAGTTACAATTACCCTTCGTGGTGTGGAGACTTATTATTTCTCTATTGAAAGTCTCTTTACCGTATTTTTTTAAATCCTCTTTTAATTCTGGGCAAGAACCGTAATACTTCTTCCAATCCGATT